AGGTCTGCGGTTATGCCTTCTTGTTCAATGGCGCGTTCTTGTGCGCCAAGATTAGCTTGTGAAGCCAATGCTTCTAAACCATATCGGTTGGCGGCATCTTGGGCTGTTTGTTGTCGTTGTTGTTCAACGTTAAATTGATTCATGGCTTGGGTATAGGCGTCTTGGTACCCTTGACCTGTAATACCTGCAAGATTTTGCATCAAGTTACGGTTTAACTCAGACTCCATAATTGCTTGGCGTGACCCACCATAGGCACCAGCTTTGGTCAATCGCCCTGCGTCAGCAAGTCTAGATATTTGTGCTTGCCGTCGTGCTTCTTCAATTTGCGGGTCTAACGCAGCTTGAAGGTATGGGTTCATGTAATCTTGCGCCGCTTGTGCTGTGAACTGCTGCGGCTGAAAAGCCCCCATCTGTTGGGTGGGTACTGCAAGCCCTGCTATACCTTGAAACGCTGCTTGTTGCCCAGCAGATTGCCCAGCGGTGAGTGGCCCTGTATAAGCCTGATACCCTTGATTAGCAAGTGCCCTACCCTTACCTAGCATCTCCGTTACATAGGGTGCTGCATACCCAGATAGCGAACTAGTTTCTGAAGTTATATCCCCTGCGGCCATAATCGTTACCTACTTGGTATAAATTTGTTAGGGTTAATCTCGGTACCCTGTTTCGTATTGCCGGTACGTGCTTTGCGTACCCTATCCATCATGTTGTACAAGTTTTTCGCACCTGCATTGGAGTTACCGTTACCCAAGTGACTTACTACATCAGCAGGGATTACGAACTCACCATCACTTAAACGTGCTTCTTGGGTGCCATCAATACGTGCAGGTACCTTATCTGCCATACCATCTGTACTACCGCCTAGGTAATAACCCGGATTGGCAGGTCTTCCACCCGCAGCGTATCCATTATAGCGTCTGTTATACGCAGAAGCGGGGCCACCACCAGCTAGTGCAGCGAGTCCACCATACTTATACTGAGAAGAAAAATTAGAAAGCCCTTGCTGTTGGGGTACTGGGTTAGTATTGATTACGCCTGAAGCGGGGCCACTACCATCGACAGCCATTGTCATACCCGTAGGAGCAGGGGGTGTAACAGGGCCGGGATACGGGGTCATATTACCAGCATTGGCACCCTGTAATTGCGCTGCTTGTGCTGCAAACGCTTGTTGAGCGGGAAATTCTGATCCACGCGGGGTATACGCATAGTCGGTAAAGTATCGCTGCCCCCGACTGCCGGGACGACGTTCTGAATTATATGTTCCGGGGACACGCCCTCGCACAAAAGAATAATTGGGTATACCAAAAGTTGTTCTGCCTTCCGAATCAGTGACCACACCTCCCGCAGAAGTATCTGTGGTATAAACATTGTTAAACATCATTTGCGCTTCTGGTAGTGCGACTAACCCTGCTTGCCCACCTGAATTTTCATTCATTATTTCAAGTGCATCGGCGTAATAATCAAACAAACTCATTAGTTGTCTCCATAAGACATTATCTGCATGATTTCATCGGTAAAATCATAGTCTACTTTACCCCCTTGCGCCATACCCCCGATCTGCAATGGGCCTGACATGATACTGCGTTTTTGAGCAATTTGCTGCTGTTGAGCACGTTGGGGGCCACCGTAAGGTGACGGGAATAACCCTTTTTGTTGGGGTGTAGCAAAGATATCCGCAAAATCGTATATGTAGTTGATTCTTGCTGGGTCAGGCGTCGATACGTCAACACGGGTGCCACTTAAATCCCCCGCACTTGCCAAAGCGTTAACCAAAGCCGTCTGGCCTACAAGCTGCCTAGTATCTGCCGCTTCACTACTGATTAACCCTTGCGTAATTTGTGCTGAGTCGTCTATGTACCCTTGTAACTCAAGTTGGCGTTGAGCAGCATCAGCATATAGACCAGTAGCAGGGATCTCACCGACACCTTCTATACCTGCGTCAACGAGCCCTTGCAATAACCCAATGTCTATATCATTGATAACACCATCAAAGTTAGCATCGTACAAACGGATATCATTGTTAATTTCAGTAATGGCTTCTTCTTCGCCCAGAAGCCCAACAATACCATCTACATCTTCTTGCGTTATTTCAGAAGCCGGTATACCGATAATGTTACTAATATAGGTAAGATACTCTTCAGTATTGTCTTCTGACTCTGCAATACGTGTAAGTATGGTTTCTTCAGTTTCACCAAGATTGGTTAAAATTTCTTCTTTAGTAATCCCAAGATCAGTAGACAGGTCACTGAGCGCAAGGCTAAGAGCTTCATCACGCGTTTTGCCATCTAATTCATACTGTACAATGAGTTCATTAAGGTTAGCTATGTTGACATTTGTTTCGTCAATTTGAGCACTAACACCTTCTACTGCACCCAATATGGTTTCTTCAGTTTCACCTAAACTTGTTAGTAAGTTTTCTTCTGTAGTACCAAGACGGTCAGATAAGTCAGATATAGCCAGAGATAACGCTTCGTCGTTTTCAAAACCTTGATTAGCATAAAATGTAACCAGCTCGCTAAGTTCCGCTACACTCGTACCAACAGCTTCCACATCTGTTTTAGTAGCCAAGGGGCCAAATTCAGCATATAGCCCAGTAGCAGGGGCACTTTCATCTTCTTCTGTAGTAGGGTCGTCTTCTATGGCAGGGGTACCAATGAGTGCTTTGATGTCACTATCACTCGTCGCTATTGCGCTTAGTATATTTTCTTCTGAGGTGTTAAGGTCTGAGGCGAGGCTAGATATAGCACCTGACAGGGCTTCGTATTCTGTAGCACCTTGGTCTACTAACGCGTCTATCCGGTCATTTAGTTCTGTATCGAGGTCTGCGACCTGACCGCTAACAGTTTCTACCGCTTCACCAACAGCTTGTATTTCAGTAGAAAGGTTAGCTTCGGTAGTACCAAGTTGTTCAAGAATATCGTCTTTTGTAGTACCGATTTCAGTAGCTAAGTCACCAAGGGCAGTATCTACAGCGGTAGCTCTATCTTCACCAGCAGCTACTAACGCGTCTATCCGGTCATTTAGTTCTGTATCGAGGTCTGCGACCTGACCGCTAACAGTTTCTACCGCTTCACCAACAGCAGCTACATCTCCACTGAGTGTGTCGAGGTCAGTAGCTACACTCTCTACAATGTCATTTACTTCCTCTATATCCAACCCTAGCGCACCAAGACTTTCTTCTAAGTCTTCATTGATATTAGTACGCAGTACATCAAGGTCATCAGTGGTGGCTACGTCTTCCAAGGTAGTTTCGATACCACCTAAAATAGCCTCTACATCTTCTACGGCAATACCCAAAGCATTTAGTTCTTCGCTTATTGTAGATAGGATGGCTTCTTTTTGAGCTTCAAGATCTTCAGCAGTAATTGATGCGCTACCAGCAGGGCCACCCATACTACCTAACGCATCGTCACCTTCTTGCTCCCACGCAGTTTTAGGGGTTTCTTCGTCTTCATTGGGTTGCTCATATACAGGTAGGCCCGTTTCGGGGTCAAAGCCTGTAGCAGCGTTACCATTCTCGTCTACTTGAGGAGTTATATCTCCGTTTTCATCAACCTCTATCTCAAACGGGTTGGGGTCACCTTCTTTCCAATCAGGGTTTTCCAGCATCCATAACGGAAACGACCTAACAACATCCCCCGCAGCGCCAAGAATTTGTACCGCTTCGCCTTTGATTTGAGCGACAGTTTGTTCTACACCCTCTACTACCTGAGTAATAATCCCTGTTTCAGGGTCTACTAATAACCCAGAAGGGGTAGACGGCCCTATATAAGTACCATTTTCATTAAATAACGGGATGACTATTGGAGGGCCGTTAACAGGGAAAGGCACGGGTATTTTTACGTTTGCTCGGACTAACGCACCAGTCGGGTTAGAGGCAGAGGCGCCTCCCGGTTCAAAGATAATTTCAAGCGGAAAACCCGGTAGCTGATCTTCAAATGTAGGAAAATACTTTTTTTCTATCTGTTCTTTAAGTATTTCTTGCCATGTTTTGGGTCTGCCTCCGGGGCCAGTACCAAATAGTAGGTTCCGTACACCTGTAGCGAGTTTAGTTATAGATTCTTTAAAACCTCCAGAAGCCGCTGCTGTAGAAGTCAACGACATTACCATAGATTCATCAAAGGCGGCTTCTGAACCATCTCCGGGCGGTATGGACTCTTTTATCTGTTCTGCATACTCTTCGGGAGTTTGACCTGCTGCCTCGGCTTGAGCTTCAACGTCTACCCCTAACCGTTCTAGTCTCTCTATAACTTCATCAGTTGTAACTTGTAGCGGGTCTACATACGCCCCGATGGATTCTGCGGTGGGGTAGTTATCCGCTAAAGCAGCTTCTCTAAGTTGCTCCGGGGATGGTTCGTAACCAAGTTCTTCAAAAATCCCCGCTGCGACTTCTATCTTCTTTTCTTCTATGTATGTTTGACTACGTTCAGTAGTTTCTCCACGCAGTATAGCGCCATATTCTTCGTAGAAATCAGTGAAAGCATCGGTACCATACGTAGGCATGCTATCCACGCCAAGGATATCTAATGCTAAATCTGCCGCAGTTCGGTTAACCCATGCACGGACTTCATTTTCACTAGCCCCCGTAGTGACTTGCATTAACGTAGAAAATTCTTGGGGGTATAACTGCTGCAAAGTGCCGAGTATTTGGGGTAAATTTTCGTCTGTTAACGTACCCGGAGGTAGGTCAAAGAGCGATTCTGCCTGTCCTCTGAATTCTTCAGAATCAGGTATACCTCCTGTAGCCGCAGAAAACCTTCTTGTATCAAGACTAAAAAATGGGTTTAATGAAGGGCCACCAAGAGTTAGAAGACCAGCATTTATATTCCCGCCTCGGTTGCTAGGATCTCCTAACCCGATTGCTTGCGATATAGTACCTATAGCTGAACCAACTGCTCCCCCCGCAGCAGCAATTTTTTCTGTTAAACTAGCCATGTGCACGCTCCATAGTAGCTGTAACGTTATTTACGTACACTATTAGTAGGTGTTTTTGAGGGTTTATTTGGCATTGCCCAATCCGGGCACCCATCTTAACGGCATGACGCTTAAATATGCTAGTTACTCGTACAAGCGGCCCTTCTATAACTGCTGTGTACGTCATCACCCCTTTGTTACGGACGTGTTCAAAATACTCTATACAGTTGGAAACAAAGTTTTTTGCAGAATCTGCGGTAAAGACTTGCAAGTCCGCTGTATTTTTTGAGTAGTTAGTAACAAACAAAGTGTTCCCTTTTTGCAAAAACTCTTTGTCTTTATCATTAATGAATGAAAGGCATCTTTCCATAATGATATCTCTATCACCGTTTCCGAAGCCTATGTTGTTCCCTACTACTTCTAGTATTTCTTTTTGCGTAAGGATTCTATCTTTTTTGCTATCTACGACCATCATATCAGTTTGCTATTAGCACCCCCTGAAATGATGCGCCGACGACTACGCTGGTGGTATCGGAGCTGGCTCGGCATTCCATATCCGTTTTCTCTGCAATGCTCAACGGGTAATCAAAGGGTATTACAAGCAGGTTGCTTTGTACCGTCTGTATGATCCTTGTGCGAAACGTGTTTGAACCAAATTCTCTAGTCACGAACTTAGCGGTTACGTTCTTGTTAGCAATAGCGATAGCTGCTGTAAACGTAACATCGTCAATATAAAGCGTATGTCCAGCGGGGACGGTATATACCGCCATCTGACTTTGGTTGTCGCCTTGTACTATATTCCCGTACGTTATTCCGGTAGGTACCCCACTGGTAACCCCACTATTAGCGACATAGATCGTACCTGCAGCAGTGCCGCCTGATCCTGAAGTAGCAACAAATATGCGGTTAACCCGCAACCAGCTAGAGGCATCACCAATTTGTACCTGAGTCTGGCCGTTCATATTAACCGTAACGCTTTTAACTTCGTAATTCTCGTCTAACCCCTGAATGGTTACGGTCTGTGCACCCGTACCTGCACTAGTATCTGCTGCACTAGAGCTACTAATAAACGCAGTAAATGCAGCCGTGGGCCAAGGATAATCACCCCCAGTGCTCCATATCGTTTCTTCTGCGCTATTGATGTCTGGATTGGTACCGAACTTATACAATGCACTGGCCCCAGCTATTTGGCCTTTAGCTACTTGTAATTCGTACGGTTCTTGGATTGCCATAGCGTTTCTCAGCGCGTTGTCTAGCTGGTTAAAGTATATCCTAAGTATATTATTAAACTGCTCAAATGACTCCTGATCGTATACCTGTGGGGCATAGGGCAGTGCTGGGGCACGGAACGGAACGTCATATCTGGTGTTGTCTCCAGCCATTATCGTCGTCCATCAGGTCGCATATCTAGTCTAGGTGAGCCTAACTGCCATGTTACGCCCGATCCGGTAGACTCAATCTTCATCACCATCTGCCGCCCACGAACCCGCGTATTGAGTTGTCCGGTAAACTTCTCTATAGGTAACACAGCAGACCGAGTAATCGTACCATCATTTGACCCACCTACCGAAGCAGGGGAGTTGTACCCAGAGCCAGAGTTCTGCATAGGTAATAGCGTCATAACGGCGCTCGGTGACTCTGTTGTAGATCCGTCAAACGTGATATCAGGAAGTACACGCCAGATAAAGTTGAATTGATGTCCGTCATCTAGATCGAACTCGGCAGTGGTGGCGTATGCGTGTATTGGCGCACTGTCCACTAGCTCATTATTATCGACGCCTTCTTCCTGATTCACGAGATTGTTATTGTAAGTCGCAGCTAACGGGAAGTCTCGTAATCCCGAATCTAACCACGCGGTGCGATCCATTGTGCCGTAGTACCAAATGTTATCCAGATAGTTATACACAACGTACCTGTTAGCTGTTTGTGAGTCGGCAGAACAATAAAACCACCAAATTTCATGGTATGCCTCTACAGTGCCCGAAAACACTTGGCCGTACTGCTGAGTATTGAAATCATTAAAGATAAACTTACGGAGATTACAAGGTAGTGGTTGGGTACGACCATCGTACCTATAGAACTTATCCACACCCATCCAGTAGGCCACACCGTTGGCGTACGCTACCGCATTTTGAGAGGCTATAGAGATGTTTTCACCTACAAGCTGCGCTCCCCATACCACTGGGGCACCGACGTACTGGAGGGCATATAGGGCCGAATCTGACCACACTAGGACTTCCTGACGAGCTTGTTTAGCCGCTACGATCTCAGTGCCTCTAGATAGCTGTAGGCTACCTGCTTGGTTTGTTGCCGCAGGAGTCCACTGGGTAGAGTCTTCTTGGTCTGACCAACGGATTAACATGGGGTTTTTAGTGCCACTAGCCAACGCGTTACAACCAAAACAAAACACAAACCGGCTGATATCTGATACCAAAATAACGTCTTGTACGGTCGGTACGTTAGCTGTAGCAGGTGATACGGACGAGAGTAATACCCCCCTAGAGGTAAGCCCTGACGTGGCATCCCAGTAATATATAGGCCCACCACGCGGCCCAAACAGTAGATCTTCACCAAAATTAGCCTGTGACCAGAGACGTATCTGCGTGTCAGACGTACCACCAGTGCCCCATACACCAGCACCCCAAGACCCTGCTCCCCAGCCTGTTAGAGGTATTACATAAGCCGCTCCGGTATTGATTTGGTAGGCAGCAGACACTGTACCACCCCCAGTTGCTGTAGAAGTGGCGTTACTATCAGCAGTTATAAAGTAAGTATTAGCTACAGTGGTATCGACGGTTATCTGATATTCGCCGTTTAGGGTAAGTCCACCAACAGCAGAAGCACCCGAAAACGTAACAAAATCACCTGAAATGTAGCCCCCATTAGTGTCTACAACACTTACCGTAGGGGAACCATTGGTGGTAGTAAACGGGTCAGTAAGGCTTACGGTGTTACGTAAAGGTGTTATGTCGTTGTATGCGCCGCCATTCTCAAGGTAAAACTTCAGGTTAGTGCCGACACCAATCAGGTTTTGACTACCTAGCGTGACCCAGTTCCACAAGGATCGACAGACACCAAGAAAGGTAGCATCCGATATACGCTGCCACCCACCAATCTTTTCCGGTGTACCTTGCCGAAAGCGAATCTTATCGGATTCGTACCACCCACCTTCGCTGGTGTATCGGGTATTCTCTCGATTAACCCCCGGTTTTAACGCTAATTTTTGTAATGGCATACATAACCCGTCACATTGATTCGCCAAACGCTGGCGGTAGGGTTGTTACTACAATAGACGTATTCTGCTTCAAGTTTAGTGAAGCACCGCAATCAGAACAAGTATCTGCCTCTAACTCGCTTTCGTCTATATCATATCCACATTCGGCACATAAAATCTCAATGGTGTGCGCGGGTTCAACATTACCTTCGTCGTTTACTCTAGGTACATGAGACGTTTTCATCGTTTTTGATACTCCCCAGAACTAATCATCTGGCAAATTTCTAATGATCGGTCACCTACTTGCTCTGCCCAGCGGCTACGATAGAACTCTTGTCCAGCCTCTTCGTAGTTACCATCAGCCATGTGCCCCAAGGCTTTAACAAACTTACGTAACTTGGTCTGACCAATATTAAATGACAGGTCTATTAAGGCTTCTTGACGCACACTATCTAGCTTTGAGAACCACTCATATTCAATCGTCAACTCTTCGCGGCAACGTTTTATGTCGTTATTCAACAAATAATCTATTTCGTCTTCAGAAAGACCAAGGCCAGATTCTGATATGTTCCTACCAACACCAATAGTTTCGTAACCCGCAGAGCACATATAGACCTTATCTCTAACGCCTTCGTGCCGCTTTAACATGTTTACTAGTCTATTCATTATTCGTGCTTGTGTGATGCGCCATAGTAGAAACTGATAATAGATGAGACGATACCGCCCAAATACCCAAGAACAAGATTAACAATCCCATCGTCATTCGCAGAAGGATCTTGAATCGTAACCAGCGCGATATACCCACCAAAGAAAATGACGCACGCAACCGCAATAAACTTTGGCGTCCAATCACCTTTAAACGCTGCCCTAGCGTGTTGTACATCTTCTGCTTCCAGTGCGAATACATCTACGTCTAACTTCTTCATCTGAACCTGAAAATCTAGTTCAGCCTTTTTAATCTCAGCTAACTGCTCTGGGGTAGCCGATTGTACTGCATTAGCAATGCTTCTCTCGTCAGGCTTGCAACCCAGCACACTGGCGATGGTTTGTGCCGCAGCGCCCCCTAGAGGCCCACCAAGGGCTTGACCAAGGGTAGGTGCTACCGCACCAATTAACCCTTTAATAGCTTCAAATTTCATTGTGTTAGTACCAAACCAACAATAGCTATTAACGAAGTAATCATGACGGGGTAGATACCCCAGATCATACGCTCTAATTTATCGAAACGTTCTGACCCGGAGTCTAACCGTTCTTTGATAGCGGCATAACGCAAAACGCATTCAGCTTCATGAATCTCGATTTTCTTTAACGCTTTGCTTGCATGAGTCTCGGCCATTATCCTGCATCCGTTTCCGGTTCTATTTCTTCAACCACTTGGATTGATTCGCGTAACGCATTCTCGCGGAATCCTAGTGCAACTTGTAAGTTAACGCTCTGCTGTTGTGCTGCC